ACAACTTGGATAGGGTTATCTATTCCCTGATAAACTTTAATTGGGCGGCTGTACACTTGTCGGTTCCTCACAGTGAATATAGTGGTGTCCAAAATTTGAACCTCCACTTTTTGGTCTACTAAATATAGTTTGATAGTCTGCATTTGTTAGGCAATCTTTTAGATATTTATCGTAAAAGTGGAAATAGATATTAAGGCATTATTAGCAAAATACCCGTATTTGACATACATTGTCTACGGCGGCAACGACTACGTAGGCATTGTACAAAATGCAGACGAACAAATCACCACAATCTACGATTTTGGTAGCTTGAAAACCCCCGAGCAGAAGTCTAAGTTCTTAGAACTCGGCGAGCAGTGGTGGTGGGAAAGTAATCGAATAATCCCGATTAATGTATTTTTAAAACAGGACTGGCTGACATTCAAGTTTTGTGTTAAAACTATGAATAGCAAGGACGTCGAAATCAAATACGGCCCACAAACAAGCCTAAAAGAAATCGCCGCAAAGCGAAGTAAGCGGCGTTCGATTACGTTAGTACGTAAAGTTTAAGCAGATCCCCGACTAATTTGCTCACATAGTAAGTTCATGTGGACCGCTACTAAATGTGCATACGCCACAGCATGGGACTTTTTAAAATAATAGCTGTCGTCGCTTGGGGCGTCCCATACAGTTTCAGCAACTTCCTTCCAAGTCTTCCCAATTAAATGCCTCTTAGCAGGGCGAATTACACTTAGTAGCATTGCCATCCGCGGAATGCTGTTAACTGGCTCGGGCATCTTTGCTATAGTATCATAGTGATTGCCAATATGAATCAGTTTCTGGCAGAATTCGGGCTGCGACAAAAGATCCCACAGTGGTTCCGTAGACATTAACTCTTGCAAATGCTGTTCGCTCTTTATCTGTGTATATAAAGAAACATTTAAAAAGTCTAACTTAGCATATCCAAACTCTTCCGCAGCTTTGTGGTCAATGCTAGCATATCCAGTGAATGGATCAACTGGGATATCTGTAGCATACACTCCAGTATTGTGCTTAACTAGTTTATTATCACGCATAATGCTGGCAGGTATTGCGTTGAGTAGCTTCAACGCATCCTCTCGATTGCCAAAGTCAATGTCAATATCACTTTTAAACTTCATGTCCTGCCCATCTTAACGCAAACAATGTTGCATAACTTTCTTTACCATCTTCAAAATAGAATACGCTTTGCTTATGATCCGGGATAAACTCCCATGTGTAATCTATTCCTGCAATAAGTCCGTTGTCTTTGCACCAGCTGCTTAATTCAATCGAAAAGTTTGATGCTTGTCTTCGATTATCCCACTGGATAACAACTTTCTTCATAACCCGGCCTTTTCGAGAACTGCTTTAGCCCATTGCACATCATCTGGATAGTCTTTAAACTTCTTTTGCCAATGGTCCGGATCGATTTGGCGCATAATTAACGCAACTTGGTCTTCACGGAGGCTATCAAGAAACGCAACGCCGCTGGCACAATTGTATATAACCCAAGCACTAATGCGACCGGCGCTAATATGATAGCAAATCCTATTAGAATTACCGTATCTAAAATAGTCTGTAAAGCCGTTTTTAAGCTCTGGGTGATCCTCTGCATACTGTGTCATTTCCTTTAATGCACGTTCTAGTGCATCTTGTATTGATTCTTTTTTTAGATACTCGTGCATCCATTCCTCATATAAGGCATCCTTGCACCAGTAATCTAATTTTTTGTTATTCTTTAACAACCATTCTGTAAAACTAGATGTGTTAATTGCCCTAATAGACACTAAGTATCTGCCGTATTTCACAAACGCAAGATAATACGGGCTGTTACTAAAATCCTCGTAAGACTTATGCTTCAATGAGTTTTGTGTCAGTTGGTAAAATCGTTGATATGCACGAAACCCGAGTTGTACTCCGGTTTCAGTTTCTTGTTGTGCCCTACGTTTCTTTTCACATAGGTGTGCAGTTAACGTAGATTCACGAACAAATTCTTTATTACAATAACGACACTTGTAACCCATCATAGATCAGATTTAATTTTTTTATCGTCCCAGCCGTGAGCCTTAGCCAATGCCTTGATATCATCTTTAGTGTTTATTTTTAACATCAATTCAATTTCATCATCGCGGGCTTCTGGGTACACTTCCTGCAAAAACTTAAATGCTTTGTTGTTGTTTTCTTTTTTGCCAGCAGCCAACCATTTATGATATTGTTTGCCCATATTAGGACTAACAGTGGTAGCTAGCAGCCACTGAAATTTCTTATGCTGAGTTGTGTTAATGTCAAAGAAATTCTTGTTTAGGCGTTCGTTTGTACTCATTAGGTAGTATGCTTGCAGATCCGGATTACCTTCTACTGCACTGCCCCAACGAATCATAATAAACGGGCTAAACTTCTTTTGTTCTTCAGGTGTTAGTTCGTCAAAGAAGTTTCTGTTCTTCCTATCAAACTGTAACATCTCATTTGAAATATGTAACTTATCCATTTTGCTCTTTTAATAAGTGGTATAGTATTATAACACGTTCTAGTTCTTCTTGCATTACAGGATTTTCCTTTCCCATTCTGCGAATCTCGCCCCACAGTTTATCTTCTGCCATCTTTTCAAAAAGCTGTGAGTTTTCTTTGACTAGTGTTCTATATATTTCGCCCGATTCTCGTTCATATATAGTAGCACCGCCATCGGGACTTTCGAAGATTTTAGACATTACCACACCTTTGAATAATTCACAACTTCACTTTGTCTACTAATGTCTTTTACAAAAAATGCACATAATGGTTTATCGGCATTTTCTTTTAGCGGAACTGCTAGCATCTGCCCTGGCTTTAACTTTGGAAAGTACCATTTGACGTCCTGATAAATGTCCACAATCTCAACTGGCTTAAACTCAGGCCTAAAACCTTCCATTGGATTAAACGTAAACACACTAAATCCACGATCGTTAATGCTTGTAAGTGGCACAACTTCTAAGTCGCCCAAATCCGGTTCCCCAATTAGTAGCTGCCAATCAACTGGCATTTTAATAACATCGTCACCAATTCGTAATACCAGTGCAGGACTATTAAACGATTCTAAAAAGATTAGTGGGATATAAAAATAATCAGGTTCTTTGGGGTCAGAGTTGTCTAGTACGCAAAATCGCAAGTCCTCAACTTCGTCGGGGATTTCGTTCATCTCGAAACTCTTATTATCTAGGGTAAGTATTCTCATATTTTATTCTATATATAGGCCGCAATTGATATCACTAAATTGCTCAATGACATCACGGTGTAGTGGAAACTGATCTAAAGGTAAATTGCCAGTTGCCATATATCGTACATTATAATTAAACGTACTAGCAAAGTAAACCTTTTTCATGTTCATAAACTCAAATGCACGATGTACCACGGCATGGTGTATATGTCCGTAGTCTCCATCTGCATTGTGTGTTAGTATTAATTCTGCGTCACGACAATGATTGTAAATTGTTAGTCGTGCAGTTGATTCGTCCCAGAAATTTAATTTCTGTGTTTGTTGATCTACATAGTCGTCTTTGAATCCAAGGAACTTTGTAGCAATTCCTTTACTATTCCAGTACGCAGATACTTCTGTGGCACGTGGGTCAGAGTCAGTATATGTTAAGTAAACAATGGTCCAGTTATAGTCAGGATGTGCGTCAATGTAAGGACGTGCAAATATAACACAATCATCGGGGTGTGCTACTACACAATATGCCCTCATAGACCCCACTGCTCCTTGATAATCTTGTAATACACATCTGCGAGATACTCTTGGCTCTTAGGATGACCGTGGTACCCAGGATCCGCACCTTCAAATTGCCACTCGTTTGTGCTGTACGCAGGAGTGTCCTCGTATCGCAATGTCAGGCATTTGTCTGGGACAACAGATGGGATAGCTTCTCTCACAGTGTCGCTAGTCCACAAGTTGTTTGCTACAAGCAAAAACGGAATTCCTGCGTAATGCAGTTGCATAATACCATCACGCACAATCCATTCGTCTTGCTGACGTTTCCACTCGCTGTCGTACATAAAATTAATGTACTGCTTGACTGCTGCCTGTGTATTCTTGTCTATTTTTGTACTGCGATAAGGGTGCTCGTAGTTCTCTGCTAGACTAAAAATAGTTTCGCAGATCATGCGATAGGGGTTGTTGCCGTAGTTAACATTATCAATACCCGCTGTACGATCGTATCCGATATTGTGATTATGTTGCAGATGCTTTTGCAAGTCACTGCCCCAACCTTTGTTTTCGTTTACAGGAGGTACATATGGTGCAGCACCTGCAGGAATTTCAATACGGTCATGGAACGTTGGTGCGACAATAACAAAGTCTGCACGTTGACGAATTGCTTCGTCTATTTGCACACGGATGCCACCGTTGCTACATCCTTGGCGTGCTAGGATTTCAACGTCCCATCCTAGCTTCTTGGCCAGCACTTCTCCGTATGCTGTACCGGGCAAGTCTTTTGAAGGTGCAGAAAAGCTACACCCGCATACAATTAATTTACTCATTTCCAGTCTACTTTCTCCACTGTGAAGGGATAGTTCGCTTCTTTATAGAAGGCTTTACGCTTAGTGAGGTGTCGCTTCGCATACTTGCACGTCGAAGTAATGTCCCAGATCTCAACGTGGTCTTTGTCTTCTGCTTTTCTAATGCCTCGCCCAATTGATTGTATAACCCTTGTAAAGCTCTTTCCGGGCTCCACAAGAACCAGATTAAAAATCCTAGGGATATTAATACCCACAGCGGCCACACCATAAGTCGCCACAATAATCTTGTTATCTGCTGTTGCAACATCATCATATTCATCCTTGCGATCTGTGGCCTTCATACTGCCCGAAATAAATGGGACTTCGGGCTTGTCTTTTAATAAACTAAACAAACTGCTCAATTCAGCTTGCAGTAGCTTACCTGTTTCGATTCGATCAACTAAGATTAGTGTGTTACCACTTTCTTTAATCTTGTCTATTAGCTTTGCTAGATACGATATACGTTCAGTTGTTGTTACTAGATACTTTAGCTCTGCTTGATAATCTTTGTATTCAACGTGATCAACTAATTGTACAATGTTTACATGGCATTGTGCAAGATGCCCTGCGTCCTGTAAATCGCTTGCGGCTAGTTTGCCAACTACTGGCCCTAGACTACACAGAATACTAACTTGCGCAAACTCCTCTTTAGGGATAGTTCCAGTTAGTCCCCAACGAATTGGTACTCTAGCAAATACACCTGTTAGCAATGTTTTTAACGCATCGGCTTTGGCCATGTGTACTTCGTCAACCATCACAAGCGCAACATCTTCGATGAAATCTTGTATAGTACACTCTGCTGTGCCGTTTTGTGTATTCTTTAATAGCACGTTAAGGCTTTGCCAAGTACAGATGGTATGAGTTTTACCCCACTCCTTGCGGTCACCAAAGTAAACGCCAACATCCAGTCCTAAGTTACGATAGTCTGCTTCTGTTTGTTTAACCAAGTCCTTGTTAGGCACGATAACAATACTGCGACCATACTTCTCAGCCATTAGACTTAGAGTAGCGGTCATTAGCGTTTTACCTGCGCCTGTAGCAATCTCTTGGATACTTTGCGGGTTTTGTAAAAAGTTGTTTACAATCTCAACTTGGTAGTCACGCAACAAAACAGGTTTGCCAGCGGCCGGATGCCCTACTGGCCACAATTTATGTGCAAACGTATCTTCGGAAATTGGATCCCACTCATGTTTAACTGAGTAGTCCCGTAAATCCTCAATATCTACATCATATCCGTCATCAGTTAGTACAGGAACAATGTCCGGTAATAGGTTAATATAGGAACTGCCACCTAAAGCAAAAAATCCAACCTTACCATCCCAGCGCCCTAACCTAACTGCCGGTAGATACCTAGCACCAGGCACTTCAAATTTGAATTTGTCAACTAACTTTTTACGTGTACTAAGTTCTAGACCTTCAACCTTGACGTTAACTTCATCTTTAATAATTAATTTAGCTTGCAAAAGCCTTTACTCCACTGTTACTTTTCTTGTTGTACACTTCGGCTGCACAGTAAATAATTTTCTGCGCACGTTGTACCATAACTTCTTTTTCACCACCATAAATCATACCAGCACTGCTTATCAAAATCGGCACACTTCTATCCTTTACAGGTTTTGTAATGTGTACCACTTTTGTTTTATCTGTAATGTTATCTAAATTAGAAGTATGCTTGACGACTAATATTTCTTCGCCACTAAAAAGTTCTTGCGCTTTATTTAACAACTTTCCGCTCAGGTCTGGCTCATAAATGTACACTGGCAATCTATCAACTTGAGTTGCGTAATTAACGATCTCTTCAAAATTGTTATCCACATACACCAACTGCGGATCTAACTTTAATTCTCTGTGAGTTAGCAATTGAACAATCTTATGACCGTACTCGTTAGTAAGTGCTGAAGTAATATCGCTATCAACAGTATACCCTAGAATATCACTGTAATCAACTAAGTTGAGTAAGTTCTCCGGGGACATACTACCAACATGTTGTTCAATGTATTCTATTAGACTGTCTGCCGCATTGTCTATAGTCAACTTACCGTCGGATAATGTTAAGCATATTTCAAACCCATTGTTTTCTACATCAGTAATCTTCGCAACCAATGCTGTTACTTCTGGATCAATAACAAAGTTATTAACTGATGCAAAAACATTCGCCCAATTGAGGTTGTACTCTGTTAGTTCGATTTGCCATACTTTTTTGTCTGGATTCCATTGTGTCCGACCTTGACTTTCCTTGTTAAACAGTCTCACGGATTCGATTAACTTTTGATTGTACGGAAACTTTAAACACAGGTAGTGGTCCTCAATGTATAAACTCATAGTGTAATCCATTTGCCTAATAGGCAGTCGATACACAGGGTTTTCCATAGCAGACACGTCAATGTTCTTTTGTGCAAGCTGGCGCTTATAAGTTAAAACAATCTTGTGAGCTAACTTAGCTTGCTTTTCAGTGTATCCAGTGCCGCCCATTGTTTGTGTAGACATTTTTGTAACTACATCAGTATCATACCTAGCCAGGCTGATAATAGGGTCACTGAGCCAACTATTAGTGGGCTTCGATGTTACTGGGTCTCGTTCGCCAGCAATTACTTCTATATAGTCTTCAATTGTGCTAAATGTGATCATCATACTGTATTATAGCATATTATTTACAAAGAAAAAACCCTGGACGTTACCATCCAGGGCAAAGTACGGGCAAGGAGCCATCCAAATCCCGTAGTAACTATTAATCCTTTTTGGATTCTGTATTAGCTTTGCCTGC